AAACCTAAAACAAACCCGGTGGTAAGCTGTTGGTAAATCTTTGAAAATAGGCATAACACTAAGCATTTGTATTTTAGAATAATCAAACAGCACCGGGTCGCTACTAGGTTGATTAAGCCAGCGTAGCTCTAAATCACCTATGTAATTAGACCGCCCGCCTAAATCCCGTTCGTTTATGTGGTAATCACTTACATAAAATGCCGGGGTAGGTGTAAGTACCCAGGGGTAGCAAGTAATTAGATAATTGGCTAGTAATTGTTCGTGTTTAGTACTTGTATAACCGCCCTTAATTGGTATCACGGGCAGCCCTTTCAGTATTACTTAATAGCTCATCTGGAACAGGCTCACGCTCTGCTATCGGGTCTAAATTGCGCCCTGCCTCTAGTAATACCTCTGCGTGGTCATTGGGGCTCAGCCATTTATCGCCATACTGCCTTAACCATACAGGCTCGCATTGGTTACCTTTGACTTTATCGGGGCATAAATAGCCTTTATATGGCTTGCCTGTTTTATTAGACAAACCTTCAATTAGCACTCTATGACCGTGTTTACATATTGGCGGCTCTGGCATTGGCTCAGCGCCTAGTTTGGCCTTTAAGGCGCTAATAGACTCAGCGGCGGTAGGTACTGCCCCGCCTGCCCCGCGTGTCTGTAATGGGGCTTGTATGGCCTCTACCTTCTCCATATCTTGCCGTGTCGGTCTACCTGCACCGCCCGGCGTTAGCAAGCCAATAACGCGCCCATAGGCAGAGGTTACGCAGTTTTCTACCCAAAAATTAGCATTTACGCCACGGTCTGACCTAACCTCTAACGCATAATCTACAGCGCTTGGTTTTTCATCTTCATAGTTTTTATAGGCCTCAGCTCTAATTAAGATATAACCGTTTTTTAAGTCTATGTCCTCTATGTAAGTTACTAACCGTAACCCGGGAAACTCAGCCCGGGCTCTTTTAATTCTTGCGTTTACATCTTCATAACCGTCTAGAAAGCTCATTTAGTTACCTCTTTTAAGGCTTTAGCTATATTGCGCCCTCTTAGGTAACCGTCGCCGTGGCCCTCACGGTATCCCGTACGGTAGGCAGCTAGCATAAACAGGCCTACTATTAATACAGTTAAAGTAATTACAGCTATATCAGCTAACATATTTTACCCTTTGTTAAGGCTGATTAAACTACACTAAGTAGCCCTCTCAGCGTGTAGTAAAAGTATGAGCCCTAACACCGACATAAGGCAACGCGACACGCTAGCGCTTTAATCTGTCCTCTAATAACATCTCATAAATACGGTCTACTTGGCCCTCTATACGCTCAACACGGCCTCTAAGGTTATGCCCACCGTTACCGTCTGGCCTTAACTCTGATAAATAAAACTTAACTAAATGGCGTACCAGCCCAACCCCTACCGCTGCAAGGCTACAGATACCTAGCGTTACGGCTAATAGGGTTTGGGCTTGGCTCATTACTTAGCGCCTACGCCAAACTGTTTTTCATTAGGCTGTAGAGCCTTAAATAACGGCCCAACAAGACCGGCTAGAAAGGCATTAGCCAATACTTTAGGGTCTGTTATACCGGATATGTATAAAGCTGCAACGCTTGCTAGAGCAGCGCGCCCATAGCTCCACGCAGCCGCCTCTAGTTTTTTCTTGTCCATTTTTGCTCCTAAATGCCCTTAGTTTATTTGTTTGAGTACCGCTACCGTATGAGTACCGGCAGCGGCAACAGCATAGAGCGCCTCGTAATCACCTACAGGCACAGTTAATACAGCGCCATTATCTAACTTATACCCATTTTCTACCGTTACATCTGGGCCGCCTAAGTAAATAGCGCCTGCCCCTAAATTATGAATAATGGCGGTTTGGTCAAAACGGGTTTCTGGCACGATAATTACCCGTGTAGTAGTAACGCTTACTTGCGCGCTAGTCGGCATTTTTTTGTCCTAATTTTGCTATTAGTTTAGCGGCTTTTTTAGCATTTACACTAACCTCAAAGTGCATTTCATCTTTACGGTTACGGTAATCACCGCCCCACGTTAGGCCATATTTTTTAGCTAGCGCTCTAATCATAGGTACTTTATCAACTGGAAACGTGCCAACAGCTGCTAGCGGGTGTTTAGTCGCGTTAAGGTCTATAGCTGTACCGCTGCTATGGCAGCTTAATTTATCTGTAGTACCGCGTACCATACGGAAAGCGTAGCCCCACTCATCTAAAGCGCCCTCATCTATTGGCTCTATTAGCGCGTGGAACTCAGCGGCAAAACCTACTAGCAAAGGTGCTACAGCCTCAGCGCATCTAAGTTTTCTATTAGTGCCGGGTACTGCATAACTGTTTATGCCAATTTCTGCCGGGTCTTTGCTGGCAGGCCAGCCGTTATAGCTTGTTAGCAAGTTACAAACCTAAGGCTGCTAAATCATCTGCCGTTAAACCTAGCGCTGCAAGTTTTGCCTCAGCTGCGGCTTTCTTTACGGCTGCTTGTGCTAGGGCTTGCCTCATTTCTAGCGCATCGGCTTCATCTTTTTGTTGTTGAGCATATTCTTCATTGTTCATTTCACGGTCAATGTAATCGCCGTTGCCTGTGTATATTCTTACATTTGGTCTGCTCATTTTAACTCACTCCATAAATGTAGGCTGTGCCTGTGTTGAAAGTGCCTGATGATGTTAATAATGTAATAGTAGTAATTCCACCGGAAGCAGTAGAATAAAATCCATTAAAACTTCTTGAGTTTCTTTGATTACCGACAAATATAGCATCACCTTCAAAAAATGTTTGGTTGTTGTCGGTGTATCTATAAATCCACAGATTACTGCATAACATTTGCAAATTACCTGTTTGCGTATTTGACGGCAAATCTGAGATAACAATTTTACCTTCCGCGGCAGGTAATCTCCCAGAAAGACTTGCATCTACATTTTGCACCATTCCGCTGACATAATTATTTGCGCTATCACTATTTAATCTCATAAAGAAATCAATGCCACCAGCGCTTGCTGTTAAACCTTTTGTAATAACTAATAAATGCTTGTAAGTGCCTGCAATAGATGAACTTGTTACCGAGCCTGAACCGCTTAGCGCTAAAGTTTCCACTAAAGTCATTCCACCGCTTGAAGCAGTAGCCCACTTGACTTTGTAGGGGCTCACAGTTGTATCAGCCGTGAGCACCTGCCCCGTGCTACCAATAGGCAAGTTATCGTAAGTGCCGCTGCCTGTACCTACTACAATATCGCCGCTGGCTGTAATAGTAGTTGCCATATCATTAGTAATTGTTACTGTGCCGCTAGTGCCACCGCCGCTAATACCTACGCCGGCAGTTACGCCCTCTATATCACCTGTTGCGCCGCTAGCTACCCACGCGCTACCTGTGTAATACCAAAGGCTGTTAGTATCTTTAGTAAATGCAAACTGCCCTTCTTGGGGTGAAGTAATGGCGCTGTTACGCGCTGCCTCTGTAGCAAAAACTAAAATACCTTGCATTAAATAGCCGTTTACATCGGCGGCTGTTAAAACCTCACCTGTAGTAAAGGTCTTAAACCCTAAGCCCGCTGCCATTGTTACCCCCTAATAGGCCAATACGCCGGTGTCTAGCACCCCGTATAGGCTTGAGTCTAGTATAAAGCCGTCTATTATCGGCTCTAGTGTGGTTAGTGTCGCTTTCCAGCTGTTAGGTGTAATTGCCATAGCTACGCCAAACACCTGCAAAGTCTTAGTTAAAGTAGATAAGCCCGGCTGGTTTGTAGTAATAGTTATAGGGTCAAAAAAATCTAGGTCTAGGGCGGCGATTATGCCGGCATTATAGTTATCTGTGTATAAATCTAGGGTAATGGCATCACATCTAATAGAGGTTTCTTTACGGCTAGCTACATAGGCTTGGGCGTAATCTAGGGCTACTGCGTCTGTCTGCATTAGTAGGTTTTGTTGGTTATAGCTGTGTGTAAAGTATTTATCTATGCTTGGTTGGTCTATCGCTAGCTGCGTAGTACCGCCCGTGCGTGTAATGCTAGCTGCGTTAAATACCAAAGTATCATCTAAACGCCATATAGCGTCAAAGTAACCTATATTAGTT